TGGAGGCCACCACCTGAGTTAACAATTGTCGGGCTTGGGAGTCTTGTGTCAGCAACAAATATGGATAGGGCTTGGGCAGCGGAGACTTGATCAGCGTAGGGCTTACCTGTACCGCAATCTAAGTCTAGAAAAAACGACCGCAGAAAGACGGCGTTGTCTGCCTTGCGACCTGAGTCATCTTTAAATGTGGCAAGCGCAAAAAACGCATCCACGCCTTGGGAATCCATACCTGAGCCGACCGCCTCCACATCATCAATTGTCGCTTGAAACGACTGCTTGACGGCATTTGCCCGAATACCCACAGTGCAATACAAGCCCTGCGTAGGTAAAACGGAGTTGAGAAAGTCAGTCACAGAACCTCACTGGGTTGAGGAGAAAAAAATAGGGGCAACAGGACTACCTGTCGCCCCCACGGGGATTACTTACGCTTGGATAAACGTGCAATAACCTTAGGCATTGCTGCCTGATAGCAGGCGCGCGGCACCGTTTTACCAGTCAGCCAGTTGTACACGCTCGCACGAGTCACGCCAAACATCTGCGCTATTTCGGTAATTGGTGTACCTTTGTTGATACATACATCAGCCAACTGCATAACAATCGGCCTCTGGTCTGCGTCTTCAACTTTCTGAATGAAAAGGGTGTCGTGCCCCCGCAATCTATTACGCATCTTCGTCAGTGGCCCAGTCACTCAAGATGTCAGTAACGTTTTTAGACGCAGGAGGAGCCTCAGGCTTAGCTTTGGCTGATGGACGCTTTACAGGTTCAGCTACTTCGGTTGGTTCCGCTTTAGTTACCACAGGGGCTTCCTTGAACGCTTGCGGTAACGCAGGCATGCTTTCAGCTTTAGATGGAACCATCTTCAACTCGATAGCTTGACGAGCGTCTTCTGTTAAGCTCTGTGCTTTACCCAGTTCCCACTCTTCTTTCGACAAGGGGCGTACAGCACGGAACTTCAACACGGGCACTGCCTCGGCTGTGTCGAAGCGAGCTTCGGTCACGATGCCTGTAATCGGGATACCATGTCCTGACAAGAACTTACCAAACGCTTGCAGAGGCATCTTCTCACCTTCAGCACGACCAAAGTATGACTTGGCAGGGACTGACAGGCGGTAGATGTTGCCACCAATATCATTCTCTAAAGCCACAGCCAAACGCTTACTGTAACGGCAGGCACGAGCCTTACCATCGCCAGAGCCTTCGATGTTCTGTGGGCAGGTAACGCACGATTTGCTCTGTGGGTTAACTACCTCTTCGTTGGGTACTACGCCTTCAGCAGACCAACAGGCAGGCTTGATGTCTTTACCTTCTTCATATTTGTCTGCATAGAACGTGCGGGTTACACCTTTGCCAGATGCAATCACCACAAAGTTCATGGCGCGTTCTTCGTTCTTGGCAACTTCTTCACCGCCTACGACCATGCGCCACACACCGCCCTTGATTGAGATTTGCTTACCGCCAGAGCTACCTGCAATGTCACGAGTAGTAGCGTCAGAAGCCTCACGTAAATAGTCAGGGATAACGGAACCGGATTTGAAAAGTGTCATGTTACTCATTTTGATTTCCTATTGGGAAGTTACTTGGATGAACGGCGAACCGTGATCGAGTATTTCGACTCGATATTCACACCTGCGGGCATTTTGTCTGGGTTCTCTTTGACGAACTGTGCAAAGTTTCCTTGCGCAATACGACGTTCAAGAAGGTCAGGGGCATCATGCTCACGGATGAATTTGTACATACTGTCCCAATCACTGGTCCAGTAGCGTGTTTTGACGGCTCGTGTGAACGAGCCATATTGTGTTTTGCCACCGTCTTGCCCAGTGGTTTTGCAAATTTCTAGAAGCTCATGCTCGACGGCATCCAACTGCTGATCGAGGTCAGCAATCTCGGCTTCCATTTGTTTTTTTCTCATTTCTTTGGCGTCACGTATTTTGATATATACATTGACTAACTGACTTGCATCCATAAAACTCCTTTGATTTACGTTGAACAAATTGAAATTATACACTGTCAAATTTACGTGTCAAGCTCTTGTTTATATAAATCCACCAAACTTAGATGTAAATCTATTTTGTTTTGTAGCATGGTGTACATACGGCGCTCAACTGGGCTGCCTTGCAAGTGGGTGACCGTAACTTTATTTGCCTGCCCTGCACGGTGTGCCCGTGAGTTAGCTTGTAGATAAATTTCTGTAGACGCTACTGGACCCCACCACACAACTTGGTCAGCACGAGTCAGCGTAATGCCGTGTGCGGTAGCCTGCGGTACTAGCAGTAGTATGCGTGGGTCATCCTCTGTTTGAAATTGTTTGATGATGTCTGCCCGTCGGGTAGATGCAACACCGCCATGAATTGTCTGCACTGTGTATCCTTCTTTGAGCAGAGCATTCTCAACCATTTGTAGCGTGTGTCTATATGGGATAAACACTAATATCTTATGGTCAGTTTCTTCGATCACATTTATAAGTTCACTCATACGATTGGCTACATCAAACTCAACAACGCCACCATCATCGGTATATACCGCACCTTGCGCAACTTGCAAAAGTTTGTTAAGCATTGCTGCCGCGTTTACCGCTGTGATTTCTGAGCCTGCTGCGACAGTCATCATTTGTTTTTTGAGCGCGTCATAGTACTTGGCTTGCTGAGCCGTCAGCGGAACTTCACGAGTAGAGTACAACAAGTCAGGCAAGTCCAAGCACTCAAGCTTTGTGTATCTGATAGCCGGTTGCAACACTTGATGAACGATCTGTTGTGCGTCTTGCCTTGGCACCCACTTGTACTGCGTAAGCTTAAGCATCACCTTGTCACGGAACGCACCGAAGAATCTAGGTACGGCATCAGGTGCCACAAGCTTGGCTAAACCATACGCATCTAGCGGAGATTGAGATGCGGGCGTACCAGTCATCATCCACAAACGTGTCGTAGGTTTAATAAGCGTTGCAAGGCACTTCCACCGATCAGTAGTCACGCTTTTAACTGCGTTAGCCTCGTCCACAATAATGAGATCAAACCCACCAGCTTCCAACTCTTTGTTAACTACTTTAACGCCATCAAAATTAATGATGACAAACTCGTAGTCACCGTCAATAACTTTCTGTCTTTGTGTGCGTGAACCTTGCGCAATAGCCACTGTGCGGTGCATAACAGTCTTAAATAAATCAGACCGCCATGCAGTGTCCATGATAGACACTGGGCACACAACAAGCACACGTTTAACTTTGCCTTGTGTTATTAGATAATCAGCAGCCCATGCTGCAGCACTTGTTTTACCTGTACCGGCTTCGTTAAATACAAAGCAACGTGGATGGAGTGTGAGAAATTCTGCAGTGGTTCGTTGATGGTCGAAAGGCGTAAACATTCCGGGCCACTTGTAACGTCCCAATATGGGACTAGGCACATCTCGTATACCTAGATTGCGTAGTAGTTGCACTTCGTCAAAGCCCCAGTTGACAATGACTTGGTCAACGTCTCCGTTGTTCTCAAGCACCTTGCTTTTAGGGATGATTGAAGTGATTTGGTTGGCTTTGCGTGTGTTAAACACCAACGCTTTGTTGTCAATGATTTGCATATAAATTTGAATAGAAGTGACAAAAATAGCCCCGTAGCACTGCTACGGGGCAAACCCATTACTGGGAGGAGAAAGGAAACCAATCGAAACAACTTAGAAGTGGCAACCGCTAAGTGGGTTCATAATACATTATTTATTACGTTCCCGCTTAGAAATTTGTGACTTCATTGCGCCATTTTTTGTGCGGGAGAAGCTTGTGTTTTCTGATTGCGGTGAGGCACGGAGATTGCTTAGTGAGGACTTACCTCCCTTGGACATAGCCTTCTTGTGGTCTACGTCTACATCAGGGGGCAGATCGCCATGTGCTTTCTCGTATGCCCGTCTAGCTTTGTGCCTTTCGGACTGCGCAGCAAGTTGTTTAGGCGTACCCTGATATCGTTCGTATTCTTGTTTATAGTTTCGTTTAGTGGCCATTGTGATTCTCACAAGTAATAACTGGGCAGAACTTGCACAGCGCAGAGCTTTTAGGGTTCCATACCCCATGCACCACCGCTGCTTCGATTGCACTAGCCCTGCCAGCCCATTTAGACAGGATTTCAGGCAACTGTGCCCGAGTGTACTCAGACTTAATTACATCGCCAACCACAACAAACAACAGTGCCCCCTTGACGGTATTTACGTTGGGATGGTGAATCATCACCATGGCTGCCATTAGTTCTAATTGAGCGCTGTCTGCATATCGGCTTGACTTACCGGTCTTGTAATCGGCTACTCTTGCAACGCCGTTGTTGTGGTTGATTGCAAGGTAGTCTGGGATGCCTCTGAACCATACATCTTTGTCAAAGAACCCGCAGGGGGTAAAGTTTGCTCGAATGCCAAGTTTTTCTTCGCATCGTATGTCACCTTGGAAGTTGGCAAGGGGTTCCACGAATGGTTTGTAGTGCGCATAACTCTCTGGAAGTGGTGTTTTATCACGGATGTATTCTTCAAATGCTTTGTGTACGGCAGTGCCGTATAGGGTTGCCTCGGTATCTTTAAACTTATACTTTTTTAGTATTTTGACCTCGTGGTATCGGCGTGGACAGCCCTCGTAGTCTTTGATGCTTGAGTAAGAATGAGATAGCGTCATGGAAAATACCGAGTTTGTTTTTACAAACCCGAGTGTACCAATTAACAATCCCCATAGGAAGCCCCTACGCCGGACTCGCAAGCTAGCGGTAAAGTTTGTGCCCACTTTGGTCTCCATGACATGCACTCCTCAACGTATCGTTGAGCCTCTTGTTGTTCTTCAATCGGTGCAATACAAGCCACGGCATCGTGGACTGTCAACACCACCTTATACTTTTTGCCGATTTTGAGCATTTGCTCCGCAACGACCTGCCTTGCTACGGCTTGACACACGTTCTCCACTACTTTCCCCCCATAGATATACACGGGTATTCCCTTAGAGAAGTAACGCCACTGGTCTTTTTTAGTCTTCTCATCTACCACTTTGGCTAAGTCTGGATATTGAATGTGAAGACCACTAGGTAGGGTTAACCCCTTGCCCGGAACTGCTTTGATTAGCCCTTGCTCATCCACTTGAAACCCGTTGCCTGTACGCAACGCTATCAACGCTTCGTCGGCTTTACGCCACAACTCGGGTATCTTGTAGTAGGCATGCCGGTATGCGTCAATGATGCGTTTTGCCTCCTCCTCGGTTGCATCGACACCGGCTTGCATCTTGAGAAATAGCTTTAGCTTGTGATGTCCAACGCCATATCCCGCACCAAGAATTACAACCTTGCCAACTTGTCTTTGTTGTTTGTCGATCTCTTCGGGCGGTATCCGGTAAATCTTACTCGCCATTAGCTTGTACACGTCTTGTGACTTTGAGAACGCCTCTATTAGGTCATGCTGACCTGCCAACCAAGCCAAGGTACGTGCCTCGATCTGCGCTGAGTCGCAGTCAATCACAACGTGCCCTGCGGGGGCTTTAATAGCCTTCTTGATCTTGCCTGCGTTCGTTCCGCGTGATGGGAGGTTCTGCAGATTTACAGAGTCTTGACCAGACCAACGACCAGAGTGTGCCCCGTAGTAACGTAAAGGTACAGGAAACTTGCCTCGAGTAGACATACCAATAAAGCGCTCAGTGCGAGTCTCCTCAATCGTCGTCTTGTTTCCAAGGCGGGCTGCGACAAGCATTTGGACTCGTACATCAGGATGCTCCTCTAGTGCTTTGAATTGTTCGTCTGTCTTTGCAAACGCATAGGCTATCTTGCCGGTGCGCAGGCTTACCTTTGTGGGCGGTACAACGCCGTAGTCTTCCAACACCTTGGCAAACTTGTCATTAGACATGAGTAGCTTCTTGATGCCGTCCATACCCTCACTGAAGATGGCGTGTACATACTCAGGGTCAGCGTCTTTCAACATGAAGTCCCGCACGGATTCCATCAGCGCTTCCTTGGCATCCTTCACGGCTTCCAAGTGGTCAACGAGTATCTTCTTATCTAACTCAAGCACAGGCTCAATGAACATACGCAAAGTCATGTCCATCAGTTTCAGTTCTTGCTTAGGGAAACCCATCGCCATGTACATGTTGAATAGCTTGTAGGTCAGCTCAGTATCGTTGATGCAGTACAAAGCGTAGCGTGATAATTCTTCAGTAGAGAAGTCAACGTAGTGTTTACCCTTGGCGTGAACAACTTCGTCGCCCTTGGCTCCGATACCCATGCGTTCAGCTTGCTTGGCTAGGCCATGCGCTTTCTCGTGGGGGAATAAAGCTCGGGACATACCAAGCGTATCAAACCAAGCCATAGGCTTTACGCCATACAGCCAGTCGAGTACCGCACCATCGAACGCAGTGTTCTGCGCAACCACCATAGCATCAGACCAGTCAAACTCTTTTAGTATCCGTTCCACTTGCGGTTTGGGATACCAAACAGTTTCACCATCGTCCACCTTGATTGCAATGCCAATCATCTCAAACTGAGATGACCGCACATACTCCTCGGTAGGAATCTTGGTCAAAGAATACTCAGTCGAGTAGAAGCATTCAAGGTCTAGGGTTACGATTTTCATAACATCCTATCTAATGTAGCTTCGAGGGTACCTCGTTTGAGTTCCTCTTCGTTGATGACTAGCACTCTGCCCCCTGCGGTCAGGATGGCATCTAGGTTTTTGTATTGCAGTGCAGTAGGCACGCCCTTCCCCGCCTTGGCTTCAATGGCAAGGAACTCACCGCCGTGACACACTAGGAAGTCAGGCACACCACTGTTGCCGTAGCCAGTACCAATAGGCATGGCGTAGTAAGCCCCATGAGCTTTCAAGATCGTTTTGATCTTGGCTTTGACCTTGGACTCAGGTGTTGCTGCCATGGCTTTGTTCCTTCAGTAGTGCTTTATAGTATTGCTTGGGCATCGGGGCTTTCTTCTCTAGCGTTGTGCGTAGCCATTCGGCACCGCCGAGCTGCTCGAGTATTAGCCATTGTTTATCACTTAAACGTACGTATCGTACCTTTAGGGGGGCGGGGGGCTTTGGTCTTGGCATGTTCTAAAACTCCTTCATGCTTGTTTGGTTGCCGTTGCTTGGCTCGTGAGTATGTGCCGAACTGTTTGTAGCCTAAGCCTTCTTCGCTCTTGACCGTACCCGTTGCTGTTTTGGCACGAAAGTATGGGTCAAGCAAAAAGATACTAGGGCGGTCAACTTGCGCTAACTCTTCCCATGGGTTGAGTACTTTGTTTGGTGTATCGGTCATTGCAGTATCCCCAACTTACGCAAAGCAACCTTCAAGCCCTCGACGCCACCGACACGTTGGTCGTTGATAAAAATCTGTGGCATCTGACGAGCCGATGGAAACTCTTTGAGAAAGTTTGCAAGGCGATCACCCATCATGATGTCAACGTCTGCATACTTTAAGTTCGCAGCTTCCAGTATGCGTTTGGCTGTCACGCAGTGGGGGCAGTTATCCCTTGTGTAAATTGTGATGTTTAAGTCTTTCATTTAGTTTCCTTTGTTTTCATTAACTCAGCATACTTATGACCTGAGTCCCAACCATCTTTAAATCCCGCATCCCAAGCACGATGCCAAGCCTGACACCACAGTTCGTAGTAGCCGCCATACAAGGGAAAGCCTTTGTCAAATAAACCATGCTTGACTAGGTGCTTCACATCTTTGCGTTTAATGAACGCTCCCCATGCCTTGTCACGAGCTTGGTTGTAGATGGGTATGTCGTCTAGCAGACCTTTTGGCATAGCGGTGCATCCTCATGGTTGTCAGGGTTGAACTTAGGGACTCGGTTACCCTTGTCCTTGGGATTTGGGAATGGGGGAAAAGGCCAAGTCATTCTCCTAACTCCTCAAAGATTTCGTTGAGTACAGTTTTAATTTGGCTGACCATCTCAGCTTTAGTATAAGGTGCAGACATAACCATTTTGATACTTGCCAACGCCTTATACATAGCTTGCCCCTTCAATGCGAACAGCAGTGCGTCCTCATCGTCAGGGTAGTCAAACTCCAGTACGGCTTTTGATTTCATTTAGGCAAGCCACCAAAGTAACGGTGCAGTTGGCGATACAACTCATGTGCGTCACTCAAGCTGATGTCATCCAAGATAGTTTCAATCTTTGAACGATTATTAACAGGTTCATCTACCGGTGCTGCAGAAGTTATAACCTTATAACTTTTTGGCTTCTTAGCTTTCTTTTCTCGGTTGGTAATAGTCTTAGCTGATTTGATAGGCGTGTACTCTTCACCATTGGGGTACAGCATGCCGTAGTTGTTTTTAGTTATGTGTCCTTGGCGAATCATTTGCCCAAGCAGTGATGACACGGATGATTTCTTATGTCCTTGTTGCACAAGTTTTTGAATAGCATGTACTCGAGTACACCCCGCATTGTCTCGGACAAAGTTAAAGGTCTGTTGCGATACGTTGTTTGTAG